TTTGCGCCTTGGCCAGTTCCGCCAGGGTCCAGCCCAATTCCATGCCCCACAGATGCATGTTCTGCGTGGTTTTGTTGACGTCCAGCGAAATGCCGGAAATGGCATTGGACTGCCCGGCAATCCAGTTTTTGCCGGTGGGGTTGGGGGTGCCCATGGCGGCCAGCACGGCGTTGGTGAACGAGGATGCCTCGTCGGCCAGGGTCACGTCTTCACGCAGGTCGATATCCCGGTTCCAGGTCACGGAAACCAGGGGCATGTACAGCGTGGGGTCCAGCCGTTCGAGCTCGCCGATCAGGAACGCCCCGGTGGCATCGTAGGTCTGGGAATCAAATGTCGGCATGGGGCCTCCTAGATGTTATAGGCGATTTCGGTCACGCCGTTGGCGTCTGCCTCGCCCATGAATGTGGCGTTGACGGCAACGGTTTCGTCTGCAATGAGGGCGGCCTGAATGTCGCCCACGCGGCCGGTGTTTTCGGCTATGCGCACGTATACGGTGCCGCCCTTGGCCGGGGTTCCCGCGGCCAGGGCCACGGCCATGTAGCCGGAGCGCAGCACATCGGCGGTGCTTCCGGCCGCGGCCGTGCCTTCGACCGGCGCGGCCCCGCCCTGAGACGGGTAGCTGCGGGCCACGAAGCCATAGACATCGGCGGCCGTGTCTCCGGCCTCCAGCGGCACGATCTTGTCGCCCGCGAGCTTCACGGGGTCGCCGTGGGAGATGTCTGCGGAACCGACGATGCAGGGTTCAAGGATTGCTCCGGCCGTGCGGGTGATTTCTCCCGCAAATCCGGACGGCATACGGGTCATGATAACGGGCATGGTTACACTCCCTTCTTGTCGTGGAATTTTGCATTCATGGCGTTGATGTCCGCCGGGGTCACGGCCTTGCCGAAGTCCTTGACCGATACCTTGGTGAGGCCGTCGGCAGTGGCCGCGTTGTTGCGGATTTTGGCAACCTCGGAAGCAGCCAGAAAGGCGGCGTCCAGAGTTACGCAATCGCAGCTGTCCAGCGTGGCCCCGCTCAGGGCGCTGGCCACCACGGCGTTGATGTTGGAATCGCGGGAAGACGCGTGCCGCAGGGCCGCACGCTGCACGGCGCACTGCTGGTCGGAATCGTGCACTGTCATGCCGGGCATCAGTACCCGCGCGCGGGCCGTGGTATCGGCGTCCACGGTGCGGGTCAGGGCCGCGTCCGCGGTGCTCTTTTTCTTTTCCTCGTTCGGTACATCCGGTTCGGCGGGCTGGCCGTCGTCGGCATCGTCTTCGGTGTCCGCCTGCTTGCCGAGGTTGCGCACCTGAATCTCCAGCTCGTTGACTCTGGCGGTCAGGGCGGCAAGATCGTCTTCCGGGGCATCGGCGGCCTTTTCCGTTTCGGAATCGGCGGGCGGTTCCTCGTCCAGAGAGTCCAGAGTCTTCTGGCCTTCCGGCGATTTGAACCAATCAAAGAGGCCGTCGAGAAACTTCTTCTTGTCTTTCATGGTGTCCTCGCTTTCATCGTTGATACGGCACCGGGAGCCGCAACGGCCCCGGTGAACCAAGGCAATGTGATTGCCGCGTATGTTGCGCTGACGCCCGTGTCCCGGAGCGAGTTGCTCGTAATCCGCGTCATACCCGCAGGAAATCTCCCGCAGGCCCCCGCGAATCAATTTGATGGCCTCGGCGTCTGTGATCACCAGGTCGGCCAACAGCAGGTCGCTTGCCTCTCCCGCCCCGCGCCGGATGTTTTGGGCATGGCCGACGGCCAGCCCTTTCCAGTTTGCGGGGGTCACGTCTTCCGCAGGGTGGTTGATGGTGACGGGCTTGCCCTCGAACGAGGTTATGGCAATGTCCGCAAAAACTTCGCCGTCGATTCGTTCAACACGGACCAATGGCTTGTTTTTGGCGGCTGCCACGGTAGGCACCTCGTTGGGAGCGTATTCCATGAAGCCCGTGCGGGCGATGGGCACGGCCGCGCACACCAAAAAGCCCTCGCGGGTTTCGGCAATGTGCTCCGAAATCTGATGTTGGGTGTAAAAGCGCATGGGCCGATACTGGCCCAAGGGGATGATCTGGTCTTGTAACGCGGGTTATAAAAAAGAATCGCCGCTCCGCATCGGGGCGGGCGGCGTCAGGACGGGCCGATGGTCACCGGGAACCCCGTTCAAAACGATTCATGAACGGGCGTGCGCGTTTTTTGCGGGGGCGAGTCTTGCATGGGGTTGCCCCAAACAAAAAAACGCCTCTACGGGCGTTTTCAGGCGGGAGCTATCTGGTCCGGCTTGAGGGTGATGATATGGAATGTTCCGGCGTGCAGAACTGTATCGCCATCAAACTCGGGTTCGCTGACGGTGAATTCGACCTCAAGGCTCGCGCCGTGGTCGAACACTTCCAGAATGGTGCCTTCCGCCCCGACAGGCACGGCATGAACCACGCCCTGGCTGTAATGGCCGGGGCCTTCCTGCGCCTCCAGCAGGCGGATGGTATCGAACTGTTTGAACTGTGCCATGGTCATTTTCCTACAAAGCAGGTGACCAAGCGGGGCTTGGTGGACACGCTGCCGTTTGTTCTCTTGTATATCCAGGCGGTGGTAACGTCAACGGTACGGCCGTTGGGGCCGGTGATCGGCACCAGCACGCTGAATCGCTCGCCATGCTCGTCCGCGGAATCCTTGAGCGCCGGGAGGCCGGGCAGCCGTTCCATGATCTGTTGCTGCACGTCTTCGGCGTGGCTCTTGTCCATGCCGAGGGCGGCCTGCCACACCTTGGCCTTGTGTTTTCCGCGCGGGCTGTCCGGGTCCATGGAATATTTGGTCAATTTGTCCAGCACGAATCCGGCGCGGTCCACGTTGTGCAGCGGGCGGCCCTCGGTATGCGGGGTCACCGGGTTGTAGCCCGTGCGCTCCCACAGGCTGCGCAGCTTGTGCTCTCCGCTCTGCTTTTCTTCCCGCATGGTGGGGATCGGCGCGGCCACTTCCGCGCCTGCCGTATCGTGCACCACCGGCTCCGGGTAGCAGCGGTCATTCGGAAATTCACCGGCGTGGCCGGTCATGCCGTCCAGCGTGGGCGGTTGGTCCCAACGCACGAAGCGGCCTTCCATGGCCGCGTGGCTGGGCCGGGTGCCGCCGTCTCTGGCCGTGCGCCAGATATAGCCTTCGCTGCCGACGCCCTGGGCGCGGGCGCGGGTGAGCGCGGTTCCGGTTTTGCTGATTTCGGTGCGGGCTATTGTTTTGGCCCGGCTCATGGCCACATTGCCCCGGGCGGCTATCTTCTCGGCCAACTGGTCGGCACGCAGACCCGTGGCCAGCGCTTCCTGGGCCATCGCGCCGACTTCGTGCGCGGCCTGTGCCGGTATGGATTTGATCAGCTGGATGTTGGTTTCGATGCGTTCGCGCACGGCATTTTCAATATCCACGCCCAACAGGCCCTTGATGTCTATGCCCCATTGGTCGGCGGCCGAACGCCATGTCTGTTCGTTCTTGCGCTTGCAGCTGCGCACCATGTTGGCGGCGGCCTGCTCGGCCCACGGCTCCAGCGCGGACGAATATGCCTCCAGCTTACGCTTCACCTGTACGGGGTCGCCACCTTTTTCCAGCAGTGCGGAAACCTCCTTGCCCACGCTTTTCAGCTGTTTGGCGTACCGCCGCTCGGCCGCCTTGTTGGGCTTCCACGCATGGGCCGCTGCGCGGGTCTTTTTCACATCCTGCCAAGACCAGGCACGGGTCCAGCTCATGAATGGTCCTCATGCGGTTCAATGTTTGGGGCCGGGGCTTCGGCCTCCCTGGCCCGTTCAATGGATTCATCCGTGATATGATCGAACCGCCCGGTCAGGCGGCCGGAGTTGCGCAGTTCGGCCTTGGCCTCGGCCTCGTCGATGAGACCTGCCGTATACAGCCCGGCCACGGATTGGGCATCGTTGGTGGCAATGGTGCTCTTGTCCATTTCCGTGGGCTGCCACAGGTCGTTGAATTTGAATTGCGTGGAATCCGGCAGGGGCTCGCCCCACAGGCTCATGGAACAGACCGGCAGCAGCTTCTCATAGGCCGGGCGCAGATCGTCATCCTGAGCCGTGGCAATGGTGTCGTAATAGGTGCGCAGGTCGGATTCGCCCGTGCTGAAGCCTTTGGGGCTTTGGCCGAGCAATCGCACCAGCGGTATGCCTGTTGCCCCGGCTATCTGCTCGGAGAATGCCTGCAGCGCGTCATATACCCCGGCAAAACTCCAGTTATGGGTCTGAAACGTGTCCTTGGCGTCCAGCAGGGTCAGGCCCTCGTTGGTCTGCATGAGCCGGATCATGTCGAACATTTTGTTCAGCGCTTTTTCCGCCTTGCCCCCGGCGGCCAGAATTTCGCGCAGGCCGTCCACGCCGATGGTGCGCAGGTAGGAGCGCAGCATCATGTTGGCGCTGCCGTGGGTGGAGCTGTCCAGGGCGAGGATGCGGTCAAAGGCGCGTTCCACGCATGACGCGCCCCAGTGCTGCTCGGCCACGCGCTCATGGTATGGCAATTCCACGCCCGTGAAACGGATAACGCGGGAATGGTGAAAACGCAGATTGGACAACCCGCCCGAATCGTTGACCGCATAATATTCCGGGTAGCCCAGCATGGGGCCGAGGTCTTTGACCACCTCGGTGGACGGCGTAATCTGATGCCGGTCCAACACGTGCAACCCCTTGAAACTGTCCTGGGCGATGTCTTTCAGGCGCAGGGGCGTGGATGCGTCCGCGCCGTCGATGAGGATGGCAGCCACGGCTCCGCCGTACAGGCGCGACCATTTCACGGTATCGGATATGCGCGCGTGGACGCCCATGCGGCTCAGATAGCGCAGCAGCTCATCTATCCGGCCGGGCGGCAATTCGGATTGGATGTCTATGCCGCCGCGCACCATGTCCTCGGCCACAACGTCCACCATGCGGCCCACGATCCACGAGGTGCGATACATGGAGTCCAGACGCGGGCGGTGGGCGGAGAGTTTTTCCCCCGGCGAATAGGTGCTGGCGGCCAGCGGGTTGTCCCTGTTCAGGCCCAGCTTGGCCACGAAGTTGTCGAAACCGTCCTTGGTGTTTACGAATTTCTTTCCGCCAGGTTTGTAATCCTTGCGTCTAGCCATCGGCCAAAGCCTCCCAT